CCTTTTCCCAGTAGAGTGTGATGCACTCGAAAACTCGCTGAAAAGCAGCTTTCGCCAGAGAACTAGAGTCGCCTGTCAGATGCTCTTCAAGCTCGTCCAGCTCGGCTATGATGGCGTCGGCGTCGAAACTCATGGGCTCCGTATCGTCATCGCTATCGAGCTGGGCCTGAAGCTCATCGCGTTGGGTTCGCCACTGGGCCAGCAGCGTACTGGCAGCCGGAATATCCACAGGAGCCAGAAGCAACAGGTTCTCCGTCCCTTTGGTGATTTGCTGGTCCAGCTTAATCATCTGTGCCAACAACGATTCACGACGTTCTGGTCGCATTCGAAGCGTTTCGTCGGTCAATGAAGCTAGCGCCGCGCGAAGCGACTTGCGTCCAGCAGGCGTCTGCCAAACCGAGCGAAAGTACTCGATCATGGCTGGCTCGATGACATCGGCTCGCACTGCATAGTTTTCACAGGTACCTGAAACACGGGCTCGCTTGCACTTGTAATAGGTGTAGCGTGGCTTCTCCTTCGAGCTTCCATGACCACCAGTACTACCGACTAAGATACCTCCGCAATGTCCACATCGAAGGATGCCGGAAAGCAGGTACTTTCGCGTTGGACCACCACGCACCTTAGCTCGCTGGCTTAGTTTCGCCTGAACGGCGTCGAATGTGCTCTTGTCGATCAGCGCTTTGTGATTTTCACGTACTATGATCGGAGCAAATTCGCCAGCACGCTTACCTGATCGCTGGGCGGTTGACAATTCGCCATCCTCGCCGACATGGTGATACATGCCAGCACCACGGCGTCCGTAGGTTAGCCAGCCAATGTAAACCGGATGCTTGAGCAAATTCTTGATATGCGTCCAGTCCCATTCCTTTCCGTTGGGTGAAGGAACCTTACGACGATTAAGATCTATTGCCAGCCAGCGGGCACTATGAGAGGTGGTCGCGTAGGTACGAAACAGCCAGCGGATAGTCTCAACTTCCTGGTGATTCGATGATGGTACCAATTTCGCTGTCCAGTCTCGCGGCTTGTGAAACCGCTCGCCTCGCTTTACACGGCATACTTCTTCGCCAGCAGAATTGAAGTACATCCGGTCGTAGCCATAAGGCGTAGACATACCGAGTAGGTGTCCTTCTTTAGCAAACCGGATCATTCCGCGCAGCGCATTGCGTGAGAGATCGACCAGGAATCGATGCTTACCTTCCTGCGTGATCTGGTAGATCAGACGACCGGCGAAATCATCCCAGTCGATCCGTCCCTGGCAGACGGTCACTAGTTCAACACCAACGCGACGCAGCGGAGAGACCCATTCGCCTGCCTCGATGGAATCAAAGCGGCCGAATCGGTCCTGGTCCCAACAAAGAATGGCTTTGAAGTCGCCACGTTCTTCGGCGTCGCGGATCATGCGGCGGAATTCCGGTCGCTTCAGAGTTTTTGCACCGCTGATGCCGTGGTCTTCATACCAGCGCAGAATGCGATAGCCCTCGCGCTGTGCGAGCTTGCTGATCTCGGCCTTTTGTTGTGCTGGGCTATCTTCCTGCTTGTCAGTACTCATGCGGATGTAGCCGACAGCGGGTTTAGTTTTGGTTGTCATTGATTCTTCTCCTTTCAAAACGGATTAACATTTAGAGTCCCTTGGTTTCCATCACGGCATACTTACCACCACGCGGTGCTCGAGCGTTGGCTCCACGCCAGCCTTCGATCTGCCGGAACAGTTCACACTTGGCCGCGATCTCTTCCGGCGTCGGGTGGTATTCCAAGGCTCCTCCTCTTCCAAGTAGCCACTTGCCCATGTCGATCCACAGCCCTTGTTCCTCCCACTTGCGCACTTGCGGCTCTAGTTCGTAATGTTCGTGCATGCCTACATCTCCCAATGGCTAAAATGGATAAGCGTCGCCGTCGGCCAGTCCGAGGGCGACCAACACACACAGGAGCCAGCACATCAAAAGGATTGCAAGGCAAGAGCTACGCACACTGGCAGAGAATTCCAGTACTGGCCACAGGATTGCCTGGGAATTCGCCAGTTAGAGGTTGGGCAAGTGGGCTAGAAGCGACTCAAGATCGCGTTGTGCGGCGCTGTGTGCAGCCTAGTGGGGACGTAGTGCCTACAGCCTGAGCATGTCCGCTAAATGATTGACTGAACGTGCGAAATGATTTACCTTAAGACAGTTTGATGTTCAACAACTTGTACTTGACCAAGACGCTGCTTAATCGCGCTATTCTGCCAAGGAGGTTTTCACATGAACATTGACGAAACCTACTATGTGCCATGTCCCGAATGTGGTGAGACCAATTTTTCGCATCGCGAGCCATTGGATGACGATACGTTTGTAACTTGCAATAAATGTGGATTTTCTGCACCGCTGATCGACATCAAGGAGCACGGAATTGCAAAGGCCAAGGAGCATTTTGAACGTCGAGCCAAGGCTGCAATCGAGTTGGAACTCAAACGGCTATTCAAATGACGCTAGTTGATTATTTAAATTTGTCCATATCACTGCTGTCCGTGATTGTGGCTGCCATTTCATTAATTCGCACTCGTGCACTCGCAGCTGAACAAATCAAGCTTGAACGCGTTACGGCAGAGCTGTCCGCAAAGCAGATTGAGCAAATCGAACGTGAAGAACACCAGCGAAAACGTCCTGACTTTAACGTTGACCTTACGAAATTCGGAAACGGTCACTGTTTCTTAGTCGCGAATCGTGGAGATGGCAGTGCCTTTGATCTCAACTTCGAATTGGTGGACTGCGTGAATTCACCTCTGTATGCTGAAGCCGTTCGCATGTTTCCGTATTCTGAACTAAAGGCCCAGTCGCGAATCAGGGTACCGGCCGCGATTCACTTAGGAAGTCCCAGCACTTACATCGTCAGATTGTCATGGAAAGAACGTGATGGCGCGGAAAACTCAGAAGATTTTACTGTTTACCTTTAGCTTAAAATAGAGAGATCCATTCCGTGCATCGAAGGGCGGCTTGCGCGGTTTACCAGTACGAGAGTCTATCCTAGGTGACTTGTAATATTGGCGTAGCGGCCAACTTCGCGGCTGCATTGCTTGAACTCTACTCTCGGCTCGTCGACGCCGAGAACCTTTTGGAATGCTGCGCGGCGAAACCCTTCCTACTGCCGCCGGGTTCGCCACGCGTGAACATTCATAAATGACTGCCTAGCTACTTGCCTGCCAGTGTGAAGTGGCCACGCTCGGTCTTCTTGAATCGAGCGTCCTTGCCCTTGGTTTTGATTTCCCGCAAGATCGATGCGTAGAGCGTGGCTTCTGGTGTGGCTCCGCCTGGGCTGGACCACAATCCAGCGACCTGCATGGCTTCAACCATCGCCTTGCAATTCATGGCTTCCTTCGATTTGCCGAGGATGATGATTGCGGCTTCGATCTGGCTGAGCTTCTTGGCCTCGGGTTTCGATTCCTTGGCGTCCCGCTTGGCCACAGTCGCGTTTTTGGTCGTAGGCTTGGCTGATTGTGCCTTGGTCGCTTTCTTGGCGTTACGTGCGGTCGTGGTGGCCTTGGTGGTTTTGGTCTTGGTAGTCATGGTCTTATCTCCGTTTGTTCGAATGGTATGGCTGCCATCATCAGGCCCGACGAACCACCGCCGGACGACGCCCGCAGGCGTTTCGGCGTTAGCCCGCAATCTCCCAAGCGCGTTTGGTGCCGTAGCCCAGTTGTTGGCCTTCGACGATGTAGAGCACCGCATCGTCTTCTACGTCGCCGTCGTCATCTGGGTCATCTTCGTCGGCCGCATCGTTGATCTCTTCGCCCGAGCAGACGCCGGTGATTGAATTCTCGAATGGCCAATTCTGCTGCGTCATCAGGCGTACCTCGGCGTCGCCACCGATGAGGTCGCGGTATTCTTCCAGGCGTTCGATGAGTTGGTCGATAGTCATGTTCGTGGTCTCCGTATGGATTAGGGAATTACTTCTCGGTTCCGGTCATGAAAGCGATCACCGCAGAAAGGCGGCTGTTGATCTCATTGAGGTCGCCTACATGGCACCAGTTGATCGGTTGTTCGTCGTCGCCAGGCGCTGGCAGGTCGAATAGCAATTCGCCAATTCGCGTTACTAGGTCTTGGGCTACTAGGTGTGCGTTCTCGTAGGCTGCCTCGGCGTTGATCTTTGGCTTGTCGTTTTTGGTGTTCTTGGCCATCGTTTGTTCTCCGTGTGTTTGGGTTTGTAGAATTCGTCTTGCGACGACACACATGGAGCCATGGAATCGAATGAAGCTCAAGCGCTGACTGGCGAGAATCTGGCTGGAATTTCCATGATTTCTGGCAGGTGGCGAGAATTGGCCAATTTAGAGGTGGGTACTGTTCACGTCTTGGAGGGTTTGTTAGCCTAATGAACGGTTTAATTGCGTCTAAAACAAAGAGGCCAGGACCATGACCAAGTTATCTGAATACATGCACACCGCAGAAGCGGCTGAATACCTCGGCGTCCACAACAACACCATTCGCAATTGGGCTGCCCGTGGTGAAATCCGGATGCATCGTAATCCGGTGAACTGATATCGGTTGTTTTTGACTTGCGTTTTGCTAACTTTTCAGGGCCTGCTGATGAGAACACCAGCAATGGTTTCGAAGAGCGCATCTACGTCTTGCATGATACCAATTACAACGTCACAGCAATTGTGGATACCAGTGGCGACGTCTTGGAACGATACTACTACGAAGCCTACGGCCGGGCAGTCTATCTGGATGACGCATTTGCGCTTCTACCTGACGGTCAAAGTGACCACGGCTGGCAGCATTTGCATCAAGGCGGCCGCCTCGACACCATTGCCGGCAATTACCACTTCCGACACCGCGATTTGTCGCACTCATTGGGCAGATGGATCAGTCAGGATCCTATTGGGTTTGAAGCAGGCGATGCGAATTTGTATCGGTATGTGGGGAATGGGCCGGGGAACAATACTGATCCAACTGGATTAGAGGAATGGCCATTGTGGCACCCAAATAGGTATCTTGTAGTTGTCCGCGATTACCTGTTTGGTCATTATGGAGATGCTTACACGAATGATGTTGAAGGAAACAAGAACCGACTCAGGAATACTGAGTTCTTAGGCGAAGGACGTCTAACCGCTGGAGGAAACCTCAATGTGAGCGAAGGCACTACAGCAGCGATGGAGGAACTTGCCACACTTAGCGTGGAATGGATGGCTGCAGGTGGGAGTTTTGTTGGCCCGGGTGGCCTTGCCCCAATAAACCAGCAAAAGCAAGCCGGCCACATTCCGGGATCGCCTCAACACGTCAATCGGTGTAAGCAAGGAAAGCCAACATCGACGTTTCATGGCGAACGTAGCGGTGAAATGGCTACTCGGATTGCGAATCAGCGAGGTACGCCTGTACCCGGTCGGCCCAACGTGAAGGAGTATGATTTTGGCGTAGGTGTTGGGACTGGCCCCAACGGTGGAACTCAAACGCGGGTTAGGGTTCATACCAGTCCGAAGACAGGTCAGATTCATGGTCATCCCAGCGGACCAGAAAGATTTTAGGAGCGGACGATGACTACGAAATTCAGCAACCAGATACTAACTGACATTCTGAACGCTTATGGTTCACTTTCCACACCGAACTGGTCGTTCTCCGAAAAGCGATACGCAACCCATCCGTACATTGAGTTAATCAACCGCCTCGGAAGCGTTGGTGATATTCAAGAAACGACTGACTTAAACGACGATGTGTCGGTCGTTCTTTTCGCAAGCGTTAACGGTAGTGGTGGAGTCACGATTAAGTTGTCATTAGTCGGCAAATATGCATGCCTTTCCGACTCTGCTGGACGATTTTTGTCAGAAATCGATTTGAAAGAGAAGGGTGATACGCAGCTAGTTCTAGAATTGCTTCAACACGAGAGTATAATCTTGTTGGAGCCGAGTGAGTTAGTCGAAAGTATTAGCTTTGGTGATGGCGAAGCAACGCTTTACGAGGTTCTGTTCTCCAGTGACGAGGCAATTGGGTAATTTCTTGCCCGTGTGGTCAAAGTACTCGAACGACCACTTCGTCCGACAATTTACGTATTGCCGGATGGTGCCACCCATCCATCGAGAGGTCACATTGGTTGACACTTCCGGCGAAGTGATCGAGCTGTACGGCTACGAAGCCTACGGCCGGGCAGTCTATCTGGATGACGCATTTGCGCTTCAACCTGACGGTCAAAGTGACCACGGTTGGCAGCATTTGCATCAAGGCGGCCGATTGGATACGATCACTAGCAACTACCACTTCCGACACCGCGATCTGTCGCACTCGTTGGGCAGATGGATCAGTCAAGACCCGATTGGATTCGAAGCGGGTGATGCGAATCTGTATAGGTATGTGGGCAATGGGCCTATTAGTAGAGTTGATCCGCAGGGGCTGGAAGGCTTTTTGAGCAATTATTTACACTATCTACTGAATCCCAAGGAGATGGATTGGGACTTGGTGAACCTCCACGAAACCCTAGTCCAAATCCCCATTGACTATTGGCATTACCTAACGAATCCGACGGAGATGGACGAGGGTTTAGCTTTCACATCTGGTTTAGCCTGGGGGGCTGCGGGAGCAGCATTGGGTGGTTTAGGAGGAATGGTTATTGGGGGAACGCTATTAGGTGGTGGACTTATTGGAGGTATTGGCGGTTCTGTATCTGGCGGAGCTATTGGAACTACGGTAGGCAACGCTGGCGGGCCGCTTGGAGGGACGATTGGAGGCTTAGGTGGAGGTGTCCTGGGCGGAATGCTTGGGACAATTGGGCCAGGACCAAATCCGAATCCTGCTGAAGTACAGCCTGACCCGAATGATCCGTTTGACGGATATTATGGACAACATGGAAGCCCTCCAGTCGAGCCTCAAATTGTCCAAGATTCTGCCAATTTTAGTGCGGTTGAAAACGGTCCGATCAATATCCATGAAAAGTTTGATATCCCGAGGATGTAGGTTAGATGTTCAACTTGAGGCGCAGAATAGAGAGTTTAATGGGCTGTGATAGCGAACTCAAAGAAAACATTTCTATTCTCTTTGCGAAAGTCAAAGATGCCGCAGAGTTGGGAGATAGAGATGCAAATGCGATTTTGGGATATTGGTTTGAGACAGGTTGGAATGTTGACATAGAAATCGATAAGGCGGTGGCATACTATACAAGGGCGGCACAGCGAGGATCTGGAGAAGCAGCTTACAACCTAGGTCGAATTCATTACGTTAATAAAGACTATAAGAAAGCAATTCATTGGCTTCAGATGGCGGCTAACTGCAGCGAAGGGCAAGCTTTTGCCCTTCTGGGATTTATGAGCGAGATGGGCTACGGAACTGTTCGTGATTTGCAACAAGCGATCTCGTACTATTTCAAGGGCTTGGAGTTACGAAATAGAGATGCAGGTATACATCTAGCTTCGTGCGCTCAGCGAGGTTTTTTGACCAGAGAGCAGTGTGCTGAGCTGATTGAAGGACTTAAGTCGACTTTAGTTATTGACCAACCGCAAGGCTGGTTCGAGCTTGGTTTGCTACTATTGCGGGCGACTAACCTCAATACACGAATTCCAGATGCCCAAATTTTGGAACCATTTGAGAAAGCGGCAAGCCTTGGCGATGTTCGAGCTATGGTCTATTGTGCAGAGCTATACTGCATGGAGACCCGAACAACGCGATACTTTGACAAGGGTTTACGACACCTAGATGCCGCCTTAGAAAAAGGCAGTACGCGTGCAAAGTACCTGAAGGCAGTATTGCTCGCAACAGGTACGTCAATACCAAAGGACCCCGCACAAGCGTTTATGCTTTGCGAGCAAGCTGCCAAGGAAGGCGACCGCGACGCTATGAAGATGCTTGGCTTAATGTTGGTTCGAGGACATGGAGTAAAGAAGAATGTAGCCCATGGCAATGAATGGCTCGCAAGAGCTGAGCTTCAAAGCACTAAATAGGCTGAAGTGGCAAGGATCGCGAAATACGAGGGAGAAAATTCTTCACCATCTATTCTTGGTCCAAACGGAGGGCGTCCAGAATCACGTCGCTTGATTTTAGAACGTGATCGAAATATACAATCAATGTGAGTTCAAAATGTCATGGCAAATGACTGTTCAGACGGTGCCTCCCACCATATATTGACACTAACCAACAACGACGGCTCGCCACAGTCGCGAACACATAATCTGCAAAACCAGGTAATCGCAGTCGGCGGAGCCAATTTGAGCTTTGATGCTAACGGCAACATGACTGTGGACGAGCAAGGACGGACTTTCATCTGGGATGCCTGGAACCGGTTAGTAGAAGTCAAACAGGGCTCGACAACACTGGTCGAATACCAATATGACGGACTCAAGCGGCGGATAGTCGAGGATGATGGCACCGATGAAAAGGATCTATTTTACTCCGACCAATGGCAAGTGCTTGAAGAGCGGGTAGGCGGCGATACGGTAACGCAATACGTGTGGAGTGCCGTGTACGTCGACGCCATGATCCTGCGAGATCGGGATGCGGATGCCAGCTCCGGCAACGGCCTTGAAGAACGCATCTACGTGTTGCACGACGCCAATTACAACGTCACCGCGTTAGTTGAGACTTCCGGCAACGTTCTTGAGCGATACTACTACGAAGCCTACGGACGGGCTGTCTACCTGGATAACGCATTTGCGCTTCTACCTGATGGCCAAAGCGAGCATGCCTGGCAGCATTTGCACCAAGGCGGCCGGTTGGATCCGGCTACAGGCAACTATCACTTCCGACACAGGGATCTGTCGCCAACCTTGGGAAGATGGATCAGTCAAGATCCGATTGGGTTTGAGGCTGGCGATGCTAATCTGTATCGGTATGTGGGGAATGGGCCGGGGACTTTGATTGACCCATACGGATTAGAGGAGTGGGCTTGGTACCATCCAAATCGGTATATCGGCAAAGCTTTAGATTATTTTTTTGGTCATTATGGGGACGCATTCGACAATGATGTCGAAGGAAATAAGAACCGCCTCAAGAACACAGAGTACTTAGGTAACGGACGTTTAACCTGTGGAGGTAACTTCCATGTGAGCGAAGGCACTACAACAGCAATGCAAGGACTTGCGGAGGGCGCAGTAGTTTGGAATGCGTCTGGAGGAGTGTTTGTAGCTGCAAATGGAACCACCATTACTGGATACTCAACGCATGGCATACATAGGGCCATAGGCAACGGATTTGAAAGAGCGGGTACCAGCCAAAGAGCTATTCTTGAAGCAATTAAGAGACCTAAGAGTATTAAAAGTGGTATCGATGACCTTGGACGTCCTTACGAAATGTTCACTGGCCAAAATGCACGTGTTTTAGTAAACCCGAAATCCGGCGAGATTGTCTCCGTGAATCCTTTGGGTAGAGGAGGCGTACGAGGACGATGACCGAAGAGATTTTCCGGCGAGAATTATCAACCGACCAAGTTTCTTATTTGGTGAGTATTGCAAGTCAGAACGATTTGCTGGAAGGGCTTACAATTAGCGGTGAAAAGGCGGTCTTGGGGTCACGAGAAGCCATCGAACGACTTCGAGGACAGTTAACTGAGCTGGTAGCAAAAGTCGGTTTTGACGAGGATTATGCACCAACGGCTGAGGGAGAGTTGATTGAGCACATCATCGATGCTCTCTATTTGCCATAAATTCAACCAACCAACCCGACAAACGAAGTAATCCAAAGTTAAGCCTCGCCAGTCGCGGTGGAGCTTTACAGACCGATCGATAGAGCTTTATCTTCAGTGAATTAAGTGCGAGAGAGGAAACCGGCTCTGTTACGCTCTCGTACGACAATCTCATTAACACCAGCCGCGGGCTCAACGGCCTGGTATTCGACATCGAAAACCTGCCAGCTACCAGCCTATCGACCAGCGATTTTGTATTCCAAATGAGTCCCCAAGGCGTATACACCCAGTCGAGCAATCCGCCGGAAGGCTGGACGGCCGCACCGGCTCCCAGCCAGATCCAGGTGATCGCCGCTTCGGGTGGCAATCCGCCACGTGTGATCATTCGCTGGGACGATAACGATATTAAAAACCGTTGGCTGCGCGTGACCATCAAGTCCAATGAAGATACTGGGCTATTCAATGACGAGATTTTTTATGCCGGGCATCTGCTGGGCGAGACGACGGGAGCCACCAGCGGCACCTATACGGTAGCCTTTTCAGATCAGACCTCCATTCGCAATGCGATAGGCCAGTCGGCAACAGTCTCCAGTATTCTGGACATCAACAAGGATGGAATCATCTCGTTTGCCGATCTTTCGGCTGTCACACCCAACATTGGCACCCAGCAGGAGAACATTACCACTGCAGTCAATCCGCTGGCTGATCTAACACGCAGCCAAGTCTGGGAATTGGATGCACTAGGGAATTTTGAGTCACTGACCAACAACGATGGCACGCCGGTCAAGAGTACCCACAACTTACAGAATCAGGTCACAGGAGTTGGCTCGGCCAGCCTTAGTTTTGATGCCAACGGCAACATGACTGTGGACGAGCAAGGACGGACTTTCATCTGGGATGCCTGGAACCGGTTAGTAGAAGTCAAACAGGGCTCGACAACACTGGTCGAATACCAATATGACGGACTCAAGCGGCGGATAGTCGAGGATGACGGCACATCTGAAAGGCATTTATTGGACCACTGGTCTTTGGATGGGGAGCAGAGCCTATTGATGGATTACACCCAACGTTTCAGCCTGGAACATTCGTTACTTATCATGTTCCGGCAAGAGGTCCAGATCGCAATTTTACTCAACGCGAGAAAGACAGTGTAAATGCGATAGGAAATTTGTATGGCTGCCATACTTGTGGCGCTCCTTCCCCAGGTACACCCAAAGGAAATTGGGTCCTAGATCATCAACCTCCTACTGTATTGAATCCAACCAATCAACCACAAGTGCTATACCCGCAGTGTATTGATTGCAGTCGTGAACAGGGACTTGAGATAATTCGACTGAAGCGACAAAGTAGACTAAAATGACACTTTTGAGGACAACATGGAATATTCAATCGTTAACAGGTTCCCGAACTCAGTTCTTTTTGTGATGGATCCAGCAATCGGTGTGATACCTGATTCAATGAGCAGAAGTATTGTCGCAAGCACCGATTCTTGTATAGCGGTTGGCACCAATTCCGAGCAGGAGGGTTCCACCGATGTATTGATATCTGACAAGCGGTCGAAACATGCGGGGTTTACTCGAGTTTTCGCAGGCTGTATCAGGACGCCCAATTTTTCATTGGCGGTTTGCGATATCTATGAAGAAGTCATGACTGAATTTAGAGTTCTAAATTCAGTTTCCAAGATCGAAATCTGGGTTAATCAACAGCATGTACCAACAGCCATCGAGATCATTACCGAATTGCAAGAAGAGCCAGATAGTTAGTAACAAGACGACGTGCGTAACTAAAGGTCGGACCGTGCAGTCCATCTATCCGGAGGACACATAATCCTGCCGGGAATAGTAATACATCGCTTCCGGCAAGACCGATCGACCAACTCGTACCGTCCAGTACGTAAAAATGGGCAAGCGTCGTCAGATCAAGTAGTAGCTACTACAACTAAATTAATACGCCGAACCATGAGCCGCCGGGCTCCCCAAACCCGACGGCTCCCTACACTTCAACCAGATTGTCAAAGACCAACTCAGACGCCAAGCGGCCAGCTACCAAGCTCGCATCTGCTCTTCGATTGCCTCTCGACGTTTGACCAGCTCTTCCTGAGCCTTCTCATTTGCCTTGATTCGCTGCTCCAGAGACTTAGACTGCTTCTCGAAGTTCGCCGCCTGCTCCAGCCGCTGGTCGCGATCCTCGGCTTTCAGTTCCCTGCTTGCCAGATGCCGAGTGTTGTCGGCTTTGGTAGCTAGGTATGAGGCTTGAGTCCGAAGCTCTCGGTTTTTCTTAATCAACTCATCCATCTGGCCAGCTAATTGCTCTTGCTGTTCCAGCAAGCCAGGATCCTCGCATGTGGCAAATAGCTGCCGACCAGCTTCTGATGCCTCCATTCGAGTCTCTCGAAGTGCAGACTTGCGCACAAACAGTGGAGCCGTTACTTCATCATGCCGCGATTCGGCTCGCTCGAGCAGCTGATCCTCCTCCTTAATCTGCCGGTCGATGTCAGCCAGCTCGCGTTCGACATCAGGCAAGGAAGCCACCAGAGCTTTGAGCTGCAGGCGACGGCGATATTTGTCCACATCGGTGCGTAGCTCTTCGACGGACTTGCCGACTTCATCTAGGATGGATTCAACTTCCACGGGACTGGGCTGCTGGTCCTTGGCAATGGCTACGACAATGTCGGTGTAGGAGCCATTTCGCCGATTGCGCCGCTGCAATTCCAAGCCAGTGATCTTTTCGAAATAACTGCTGATGCTCATTTGAGACTCTCCATAGGTTGGTTGTTAAAACGACGGGAATAACGTTCCAGGTCGGCCAGCCACAGATTGGCCATGTTCACAGGTGGTGGACTAGCTAGAATCTGGCCGATCGGCGTGCTAGCCAGTTGCTCTGGTTCATCACCAATTGATTCCACATACTCGGCGGTCGGCGATAGGCCGTGTTTGCAGCCGTTGAAGATGCCAGCGGCAGCCACTGAGTAGCCAGCCGTGGTGGCTCTATAGGCTAGGTGTAAGACCGCTCGGATATATCTAAGCTCATGTCCAAAATAAAGCGGCAGATCGGCTCGCTGTGGGCGTTTGGAGACATCGGCCAGCACAAGTCCATCGAATACTACTCGCTCGCTACAGACGCTGTTTGAGGCCTTCTCGTGGAAGCCTGGGCGTTCGATGATATGCGCCAGTTCGTGGAGTGTGATGCAAACGGTTGCATACTCCTGATCCTGCGGCTCATAATCTTCGACAATAGCCATGTCGTTGATCACGGCGCACGGTCCTCGACCTAGCCAGTTGTCGATGTAGTCTCGGTAGATCAAGTCGGCTCTTGGATGCGTAAACGCGTAATGGTGCCGTGTTCCCAGGTCAGTAGGCATCCGAGACTGGCGCAGGAGGTAGAGCGGCCTGCCTGCTAGGTCGCCTTTCGCCAGTGCTGTAGCCAGCTGCTCCGCCTGTTGCCAGCTGTGGTCGCACAGTTTGGTGTGTGTCGCGTCCTGTTGCGCATCTTGGCTCATTGTGCCAGTCTCCAAAAAATCACGGACTTTCGAAACAAATTGTGCTTAACCTAGCTACGGTTCCCACGTCTAATTTCCGATGTTGGTCTTTTCCAAGTACCTAGTCCCTGTGCGTGCGCGCACCTATTACCCCAGCCCCAGGCCGTGCGTTCGCGCACTGTGCCTGGGGGTACTAGGGGGTGCGCGCGCACACACACAGACACAGATTTTCATGCCTAATTCCCCACTAGTGAGGGTTGTGGAATGGTTGCAAACTTGACTGGCTTGTTCGATCCAAACGTCCATCGATAGATCAAACCAGCGCCTTCGGTTAGCTGGATCATGTCGCGAGCCATACGCTGGGTAATGCCCGTCTCCTTGGCGGCAGCCATGATCTCTCTCATCGTTGTTGGCTCGTCGCTTACGAACGAGGCTACGAAGCTATCCTGCGTCCACTTCGGCGTATTGGATTGCTGCTCGTCCTTAGGCTTAGCCTTCTTGCGAGGCCTTTCCGGTCGTAGGTCGGCTGGATCGAGACTGTCATCGATATTCCAAACTGGAAATGACCAACGCAGGCAGAGTGAATCCAGAGGTTGCCAGGAGCGCACGGCTGCATCAACGACCACACATCCATCCTCCTGGTGTTGACGCATGATGAGGTGCGTATCAGTCGCTCTGGCCTGGCTACCGGCACCAGCGCCAACGTCGGTAATCGACTTGCCCGACTGATTTCCCTTGCTGGCGTGATGGACCAGTACAAAGCAGCAGCCTAGCATGGCTGCGTACCAATCCAGCCGGTTGTACACATCTGTCATGTTCGCATTGCTGTTCTCGTCGCTGTCCTTGGGCAGGAAGCGATAGAAGGCATCCATTACAATGAGTTTGAAGTATTCCTTCTGGATGGCTTCGAAGTACGGCTGCAGCGTATAGACATCCAGCAGGCGTCCACGCAGATTGTCGATGAACAGCTTGTCAGCGATCTCTGGCAATAGAATACCACGAGCGGTCGCCACTTTAGGAATCCGGTTCGCAGACGTTTCGCTGTGCAGCTCGTTGTCGAGGATTAGAACATTGCCAGGAGTGGTCTTGAAGGCATCGAGCCAACGGCGACCGGTAGCGACCGCCATGGCTAGATCGGTAACCATCCAGCTCTTGCCGTACTTGGGCGGCGCGATGATATTCATTGTTTCGCCGGTACGCAGCAAGCCTTCGATCACCGGTGGACGTAGCTCTGGATGGTCCTTGAGCAGCTGGCCAACGCTCAGCATCGATGGAATGATGATTCTCTTGAGAGCCGATCCACGTTCGGTTTTATTCTCCGCGCTACGCAGGCGTTTGATGACTGCTTCTTTACTCCAAGCGGTTGGAAAGGGATTATCCCGGTTGTACCTGGCTAGAACACGTAGAGCGGCGGCGTCTGACAAGTCGTATTCCACGCAGCGACAGGCAGCAGCAAACAACCGGCGCGAACCATCCTGGCTGTCTTCTAACTGCATTCTCTCAATGGTCTCCAAACATTGTCTGGCACGATCTTCCATATCGATCCGCACTGGCTGAGTCGGCAGTTGCAGTGAAGGTTGGGCAGGACGTTCCTTCTGTTTCGGTGCGGCCCTTTCTCCCAACTCAATCCTCACTGCGTCTGCCAACCGGCGTGCAGCATCGACTAGCTCTCCAGGATCGATGTTGGCTGGCTCTAAGTCCTCGTCAATCCACTCGATGGCTTCTCCCGATTCATGTGTACTGGGTGGAAACACTGTTTGCTGGCCAGTCGAACGCACTTCGACGAGCATACCGCTGGAGCGACTGGCGAATTTATGAGTGGCAAATGGCTTGCTAGCGTGAAATAGCCAGTGGGACTTCGGCTTGCCAGCACGACCGAACATCAGCGGCGTAGGTGGCAGGTACTTCGGCGCTAGTTCAATGGCTTTTAGATGGTCGAGATCAACGTCGATGAGCCAGCCGGATGGTTCACCAAGGAGGACGCTTAAATTCCGTGGCTTGCCTGCTGGAAACCAGCGGTCTAATTCATCAAGCTTGATACGCCACTTCTGCCAGCCTTTCGCTTTACACCTCTTACTGCGATGCGGAATAGGAATGACACTCCAGCCACGTTGGATGTAGCGCTGGGCAGCAGCGATGGTGGTGTCGGTAGTGGAAGCATTTAATGTGTCCTCAATTGCCATCTTCGACCTCTTCTGTGTGGTCAGGCATTGAGGGATTCTCCTTCTTGGCTTCCTCTTGACGCTTCTTATGCAAGTGCAGCAGGAGTCTGGCTGTTATCGACGCAGCTTCCTTAGCGCCAGGATGATCCGGATCAGTCAGTTCAATTCGTTCGTCGTCCATGACGTGCCTTCCATAAACGAGAATGGCCCGCGGCAACCAACGTTGGTCATCACGGGCCTACGGAGAGGTGTATTTACTACGCTGGCTTCCAACCTCGATACGGCACGCTGCGTACTAACTTCATTCGTTCGGCTTGAGTAAGCCATCGAGCGACGGTCCCCTCCGGCACATGCAAGTGTCGAGCGATTCGACTGGCGGAAACTAGTTCGCGGTCCAAACACAGCTGGCAGACTACAGCGGCAACTCGTCGTGCTTTCTGCTCTGCGACCGATCCCATGACTTCCACGTTTGCCGGAATCCAACCAGCAATCTGTCCGCCATCCTGCTTCTCTAGTGCTTTGACGCGTCCTAGCTTTTTGGCCGCATGCAGGTATTTGAGCACCTGTCGGTGTTGCATTCCGATGGCCCGTCCAATCGCTGCTGAACCAACTGGCCCGCCCGAGTACAACGATTCTAGCTTGGCGACTATCCGATCCTCTTGGGCTTTTCCGCGAGTTTTGAAGTCCATCACCAGTGGTACTCGTTTGGTCTGACTGGGAGCTTGTATCAACGTGTTCATGACCATCCCAGAACCATTGATGAGGCCAACTAGCGATCGGGCCGAGGCCCGCAGGTAGAAAATCTGTTAGCAGCGCAGCCTCGTCGAACCAGGCTGCCAGCAGTCGATCCAGCACCGCGCACTCTAGGTGGGACTGTTCGACGCGGATCGCTTTGAAGTAGGTTTGGTGGTCTAAACGACCACTCGCATAGTTATATCCCGAACTGTTCGCGGAAGCCACGTTATATGGCATGTTGAGACAGCGGGCTATTTCATTGAGAAGCTCATGCTTAAATTCACCATATGATGTACTAGGTTGTTCACTACGCATCTGCTCCATACGCCATCCACCAGGCATCGTAAGGAGTGCGCGCTTTTCTAACTCGATGGGTTCAAATGGTTCAGCCGCATCAGCCTCTCCTCCGGCCGGAGCATCGGTGTAGAGAATGCCAGCGAAATCTGCCGCAGTCTCAGCGGCAGCCAGTACGGCCAGTGTGTATCGACGTAGCTGGGCAAACAGTGGAAGAGCCGGCATGATATCGGGAATGCCGCGGGCCTGACCCGGCCTGTCCATTCGGTACCAGTGAAGGACCGAGGATGCTGGCACCGAGTCATGTTGGTATGGAAAGCGGAATTGCCCCTCGCCCGGATGTCCACGCAGAATGTGGTACCGCTTCGGATTGCCATACTGATCAAACTCGATACCATCGACGGAGTTATCTAGTGCAGACCCTAACTCGACGCTGGTTACTTGATCGGCTTCGATGAGCCTCAGGTCAAGTTGGATTTGCGTGGGCAAGGCTGGATTGTTGGTAAGCAAAGCAAACGCCTCTCCATCGGTAGCTCGAGCCGTCCGCATGGTACGCAGCTTCTCTGGCAGTCGGACCGCCTTCGACCAAGCCATGAACTCCTGTTCGATCCGCCGATTGGCTTCACTAGAGTCGGTCAGCATCTGCAGCCGTGGACCAGTGCCGATGACATCGTTGGCCAAAGTGAGCACGATGCCCCGAGCGTAGGAGTTGTTGGCGACCTCGTATCGAGCCCGGTTTCGGAGGATTCTACGAATCTCCGGTCGATTGGCTGCGTTGGCGGAAAGCCCATCTGCGGCCATCCAGTGGCGCATGTTGTCCGGCGTGGTGACAGCAGCGTCATAACGGCCCAGCAGCCTAGAAAGCGAAAAAGGGTGTCGGGCAGAGCGTCCAATCCCAGGCGTAAGGCCGGAGGCGGGAGACTGTAGGCGTACCGATAGCGATCTTCCCATGAACACTTCGAGTCGCTTGAGCATCCGATTCAACATCCTAAACCTACAGTCTCCGGCCTAAGGCCTCCCGCCTGTTACTTAGTTGGCCCCCGGTGGCACCAGCTTGTTGAACCGAAGTCCTCGATTCTTTGAGTTGGTGGCCTGCTTACTTGCCAAATACTTGTCTGCTGCGATCTGGTCGGGAAGCTTGTGTTGCTCGACACTCCCGGCATCCCCGGATGCCTTGGCTGGTGCCTTTGCACTGTCACGAATCGCATCAATCAAATCGTCTGGCATGACAAGTTCCGTTGAAAATCAGTATTAGCTGTATCTCTCTACCCAATGAACTACTCACGAAACTTGCAAACTGGCGAACTTACATTTCGGATTTCCGAAAATTTTTGTCGGCGCTACCGAGTTTCTTACATGCTGAGCTATTCACGGTTTGATTGCCCATCGTTGTCGGTACCTATTGGTAGGGTATTACGCATCGAAGCTGCAACTAATGATCCAAGGAGACAGCCGAACCAGTGGTTATCTATCTGTAGGAATACCCGGAATACCGGCGAGTTGACGGATTCCGCAGACGATTTTTTGAAACTTTTTTGAATGTTGACCAAACGTGTCCCGTTGGCTGGCCATTCTGATTTCCAGTTGTCGCCCAAAGCCAACTGGAAGGGAGTTCACCGATGACATGCAAACGTGGTCGCAGACAGAAGGAACTAGACTTCGGCGCCGAAGATCAGCAGCATCTGATCACACTTCGAGAAAGGATCGGCAAAACTGTCCCACTGAGTCGTTCCTACACTCAGGGCGAGCAACCCGTCTTGGTTGCGATTGACGGAGACACAGCCACAATTTGCTTCCGCAACGGAGCTGTTCTCACAGGTGTGCCCATTCGAGACTTGGTGGACGATGCGGCTTACTGGAGGGGGTAACCAGTTGTTCGAATTGTAGATCATTCCACATCCCAGCGGTATGCAGGTACGGGAAATTCGTCATACTCACGATCTCAGTCGCTTGAAACACGCTTGTGCCTCAATGTAGAGTACTGCGATCGTCTCCGATTTTTTACACAACTGGAGTGGAAGTCATGAAAAACAGTCGTTTGATGCGCGAAGCTTTGCGTGTTGGATTTTGGCTTTGTGGAGTTTTGTTCTTGAGCGGCATCGCGGTGGCAGAGGACCATCCTGCATTTCAACCAGTTAAAGAACTGTTTGCCGCGATGTCCAAACACGATGGCAAGGCTATGCAGGAAACATCAACAGCGGACTTCCAACTGCTCGAGCACGGTGAAGAGTGGACGATGCAGACGCTCGTGGATGCCGTCCAGCCCAAGGGTGAACCGTATGAACGCAAGAACTTCTTTAAGCAGATTCGAGCTCGGCAGGAAGGCGACGTGGCCTGGCTGAGCTACTGGAACAAGGCTGAGATTCGTCGTAGTAGCGGGCTGCGGACCGTCGTTTGGCTCGAAAGTGCAGTGGTTATAAGAGAGGGCGACCGCTGGAAAGTACAGCTGTTGCATTCGACTCGTTTGGAATCGGATAAGTATCCAAAAGATATTGAATGGGTTCAGTTTGAAGCGACTCCGTAGCCTCAGGCCATCTGCACCTGCGGGCATCTCCGGCGCGTAAAAAGCACTGAGGTGGTAGAAGCCAATTAGAGAAAGCGTGAGATTTTTGAACTCTTGCTTACCGTCTTTTAACGCGTTGGAGTTCCTTAAAGCTGAGCCGGTGCCTTGGCCCTAGGGATAGGCCTCCGTCGGTTTCAAATAAAATTGCTCCTTGCATCGAAGCTGCAACTGCAGAACCCACCAAGCAGTCGAACCAGTGGTTGTCAGGCTGCTCAGGTCGCTGCTTCCATTCGTCGACAACTCGACCGCGGGCCTCCGTTTTGACAAAGTACTCCGAGGTCAAATGCTCCGCCAACAGCCGGTGGGTCTCTGGGTTAGCACCAAAGATCGACAGGCAACCACGATCCCCCATGGCCACACGCAGTCGGGCATTGATAAACGACTTCCACCAGTTGGTGTCGTAAACAACGTGGCGTACGGCTCGTTTTCCATGCACATTGGGGATTCGCCAGTTGAGCCCAACTCGATCCCCTGGCCGACGACGGTACTCGCTGAACGTTAAGCTTGAGGCTCCAACGAACCGACCGTGGCTGGGCATAATCATAGCGGCGTGCCTTGATTGCCGACAAAACTGATAAACCACATCGGTTGATTGCCCCCAGTTGGAATCAATCAGGCAGCGCCCAATCCGCATTGCAGCTCCATCATCGCGCTGCCACTCTCGGTCCAGTAGTTTCGAAGTCAAACACTCAAGGCCAGCGTAGATTGATCCCTCGAGTCCTGTACCCGATGCTGTAGAACTCAGCGTCTGGCGTGCCTCACGCAGAGTGAAGTATGGCCGATGCTGATCCGGATAGCAACCATAGTCGATGACATAGCCAGTGAAATCATCCTCCCAAGCGGCGATAAGATAGAACAGCAGCTTCTGCTGGACGTCGATGAACGCGGTCAAGTGGTTCGCTCCAATGGAGACTAGTCCACGCTCGATACAGTTGATCTTGGTTGCGACCTCTTCCGCACCCAGCATGCCATCGGTCACGGTTTCTTCTATCAGTGGCTCATTCTGGTATTCAGCAAAGAAGGCCGCTTTGTCCTGCAACTTGAGATTCATCGCGTGTTGGATGGCCGAAATTTCGTCGTAGTTGAATCGCTCCTGCCAAGCAACAACAGCACCCTCGTCCATTGCGGGCTGGTTCTCACGATAGAACTCGGTGGCCGCCTGACCACCATCATCGTTACGCATCCCTTCAGCTCGGATCTCTGCGTAGCGTTCCCATAGTGATTGATTCTTAGGGAATGAATAGACCATCTTGGTGCGCTCGCCATTCCACTCCGGATGTCGATTGCGATCCAGGATATTATCAGCCATGTCCCCTGGGCGAATGACGGTGCAAGGCATGATACCAGATATTTTCTTACCAGGGCCAGCCAAACCGAGCACAGCTCCCGCGAGGATACTCTCACGGTTGGCACACTGCGAAAGCGATCTCGCACTATCGTCGGTTTGAGGATCGTCGAGAACCACAAGGCTTGGCCTAAGGGTTCTACCGTCGCTTGTCTTGCGCTTCATTCCTCGGATACGTCCGGTGAGGCCAGCCACTTTGATGATTGCTCCGTTTGCACTGCTACCATCGATCGTTGGTAGAACGATCTCTTTGGCAGTCCAACCTATATGAGTGCGCTTACCTTTGTAGAGCTGACCATTGGCTCGATTTGAGATGCCTTCGAGTGCTTGGATTGGAATGCAGACCTCCGGAAAGTCGGCCAAGAGCAATTCATTGCTATCGAGTTCCGTTTTGATCGAGTCGAGCATGTCACACGCATGCCCCTCATCGCTACCGATCAGACATACAAAGTCTCGATGACCATAGAGTACAGCCCATATGCAGGCCGACTCGCATATGGTGGTATTGTGAGTCGGAACCATCTTGCGACCTGCCAAGTACAAGTGTGATGGCGAATCAACCTGGATACATCGTACTGGAACAGGTGCAACTTCGCTTACTGCGACAATCGATCTCCTCAGAGCTGGATTAATTGCAGGACGATTGCAAAGCAAAGAGTACTTTCGCGGTAGCCTGAAGCAAGGCAGGTCGCGATACGCGGAGAAGAAAAACCTTCGATAGGGGCCGCAGCGCTTTCCGCTGAGCTCAACCCACTTTTCGTGGCTATTCCACTTGATCCCGAGCGTGGAAAGAAGTTCTCCAAAATCGTCTGCCAGTTGGTTTGACTTCAGAGTAATTTCAACCTTTCCAGATTTCGAGATGTATCCATCTGCATCCATAATCCCTTGTAGTAGAGAAATCCGTTGAATTAGATTGCCGCGAAGATAGTCTAAAGGAATGTGCTTGTTGCCGACCAATCCGTAATGGCTGAGTCGAGTTTGCATCGAAGAGCGTTGCCCTCGGCGAATCGATTCCCATCGATTGAGGTACTTGATTCCATTCACAGCCTTTAGAGTCATACCAGATAGTTCTTGCGCCGTCTCTAAAGGAAGCATACATTCAAGTGCCGAAATCGCTAGACGAGCCTTTCGTTCCTGATCTCTACTTGCGGCATGCCCACGACCGACATGGCAAATAAATGTGTCTCGCTTTCGATTGCGAACCGATAGCAATTCGCCCGCTCGTCTTGTCTGTATCTTCAGTGAGTCCAGATCGTTCTTATGTACTGTAATGTTTGGAATGGTTGATGTCCCATCCCCGAGCCAATATCCTAGTAGGTATGGATCGATGCTAACCTCAGACTCAACGCCCTTGAGCGGTTTGCAAACGTCAACCCGGTATCGGTACTCTTTCCAACCTCGCTTGTCGGTAAGCAGGTAATTGCTCGCGATAGTCTCTGTCGATAATACTTTCGGATTCTTCCTTGCTCTTTGATCCTCAACCTGCCACAGATGCTCCTGATCACAAACAATTGCTTCACCGTCGCTAAACTCGATACGATAGCAAATCCGATCATGAGAGATCGGTGAACAGTAGGTAACCGGGCAAGGCCATCCCTCCTCGTCATAGATCAAGTCGCCAACCTTGAGCTCTCCCATTGTTGTCCAGCCAAAGGGAGTTGGTATCGGCGTTTCCAATGCGAGTGCTTTGCCGGTACCACGTGGCATAGCCATGGAAAACAGTCCCCCGTCTAGGACTGCTTTTTCGATCTTGTGCATAACTTTGAGATGATCGCCCGACCATTTCAAACTGAAGGTCAACGGAAAGTAAGCCTCACAGAAGTACTGAAAGTCTCGGGACGCGCGATCTTTACGATCTGGATTGTCGACCTCTGGTAACTGCCCAATATCACGACCAGCTAGCGCGAGTGCGGCATTGCGGGCACGCGCTCGCTCTTTCATCGCTTCGTAGGGATCGGTACCATCGTTGGGTCGAGGCGTATGACGGACGACATGCATCCAGGCGCAATAGCGTAGCAGGTCGACGGTCTTGTTATCACCAATGCGTGCGCCGGCGCGTTGACGATGGCGATACAATTGTCGTTCGCTGATTACCTCGCCCAGCGGCGTTGAATTCAGCAGTCGGCATAGCTCGCTTGGTTTTAGTTTCCTTGGATCACTCGCCACGTCCCATCTCCTTTGCTTGCCACGCTGAGTAGTTCACGAGGTTGATCGTGCCATCGGCGTTCACTGGCGCACCGTCTTCTAGGTCTAATCGGATCGTCTCAGCATCAATGCGTTCTCGGTAGGCAGCCGACAGTAGCTTTGCTGCCTGTTCGACCGAAAGCCTGGTCGGATCAACCTGGCCAGCTCCTTCACTCATCGCACTCCTCCGTGAATTGGCATCTTGCGAATGTGGGGCCACCGTTTGCGCACTGTCGCGTTCTGCCCGCATGTTCGCCCAGTTACGCGGAGCATGTTCGGACGCGACAGTGGCGTAATGTTGGGCCACCGGTGGATTCTCGAAAAACATGGAGAATTCCTCGCAGAGTCGGAAGAATGCGGCTGGATGTTCCTCGAATTGCATGGCTCCATGTGTGTGTAACGCGACGCAGAAATCGCGACGCAAAACACACCTCCCAGCAAAAAAGGAACACTACGATGAACGCCAACGAAATCGCCTTCGGAATTGAATTCGAAACCACCCTCCCCGGTACCGACGACACATCGATTGGACCTGT